GAGTGCAATGATAGGTGAGGTATTGCAGCATATTCTTAATAAAGGTTTCTTTGTCAGATTTATCTATGATGGTGGTATTGGCTATATTTTTAGAGCTTGGAAGTATTATGAAGGTGATATATGTCAGTGTGAATGGGCAGTAAGTTATTTTGTTAATGTTAAGGAAGTAGCAATTATGGAAGCAGATAGATATTTAAAGCAAGTAGATGATAATATTGCACAACGTCGTTTAATTGATAGTGCATTGAAGTAAGGAAGAAATAATATGGCAGCAATACTTAGTCAAGTAGGGACATTTCTTTTTAGTCCATCTTGTCCACAAGCTTTAAGGGATTGGATATTGTTAGATCTTGGTCGAAAAGCTGAGGATGTAAGAGAGATTGAGGCAAGTTTTCAAGAACTTGAGGGTAGATATCAAAAGTATGGAGTATTGGTAGATGTGTCTGTTCATGTAAATATTTCAGGAGCATACGAAGTAAAGAAGCAGCAATTTTTGCAATATCCTAGTGGAAAGTGGTATAAATTTAAAGGTTGGATATATGGTGGTGAAAGTGTTTTTCCCGTAACAGATTGGCAAATATCATATGCATCATCTTATGAAACCGTAGTAGAAAAACAAGAATTAACTGATAGTGATGCATTTGATTTGATGGATAGCATTAGAGAGGAGATAAAGTATGGCAACAATTCCTAATCTTGCTTCACAACCGGAGCAGCAAGGTTTTCAACCAAGCTTGCAAGCGAACGTGCTTGCTGCACAAGGTTGTGTGCATTTCAATTATCAAGTTGATCCACTCACGATCAAAACAACGGTTATTCCTGATCAGTTGATGATCCAGGTTATTGCCATTTGGCTCAAAGAACATCCTAATGAGGCTACTGATATTATCCGAGCTGTGAAGAATAATCATCGTCAAGAGATGGATATCATTCGGACTGTAGAGGCTAGTAAGAACAGGAGTTAATATTTTTTGCCAGGGTGCTCGGGCATGAGACTGATACAGGTTCACGCGCGTTATACTGATGCTCATTCCATCACACCCTGTAAATAGTATAACAGAAAGGAGAGTGATATGACAGTATCAACAGGAGTAGGAAGAGGGCACGGGAGACACCATCATGGTCCTCTTGGCCCTCGTGCGAAAAAGCCTACTGTTGCTGGCATGGTTGCTCCTGTAGCAAAACCTAAAGGTGTTGGCAGAGGACATGGTAGGCATCATCATGGAGCAGTGCCTAAAGCTCATCATCCTCATCCTAGTGCGCATCATCCCCACAGAAAGAAGGTGAAATAATGGCAAAGAAACAAAAGTATGTGATGACATATAAAATGAAGGATGGTAGTACTGCACCATCTGGAGGTGTTATCAAAACAGATAAAAAGGGTCATGCAATAAAAAAGAAAGGAAAGTGACATGGCAGGCAAAGCTCATCCAGGGTTTAAAAGTGTTGCCTCTGGTATTGCGAAAAGCAAGGGAATTAGCCAAGAAAGAGCATCTGCTATTCTTGCTTCCAGTAGCAGGAAAGCATCTCCAGCAGCTAAGCGGAAAAACCCTAGATTAAATCGTGTAGCTAAAGCAAAGAAAGGTAAGTAGGACATGACAAAAGATGATAAAGAGGTAAAGCTTGGTGGTTTTAAAGCTGAGACTCCACCTGAAATAGTGGTTCAAAGTTTTGCTGCTAAGGTTGAGGAGCTGATGAACCATGCTGTACAGCAGTCAATTCCTGCCAAAGGAGAGCAGTCTACGGAGCACCATTCTAGATTTGCACGTTGGGCAAATGCTCTTGGTGATTTGTATCGTGAGGTAAAGCAACATGCCAGATGAGAAAGTTCAAAAGTTAATTGCAACAACTGGATTGCCTGCATCAGGTAAGACTACATGGACACTGAAATATGTCAAGGATAACCCTGGTACATTTCGTGTAAATAAGGATAGCATTAGGATGATGTTATTTAATGGTAAGTATCCAGATGATAAGTATTTAAAAGAATGGGAGGATCTTGTTTGTATCATTCGAGATAAAATCATTGATCAGGCTCTTTTAGATGGGTATAGTGTTGTTGTGGATGATACAAACTTTGAAGAGAAACACATGAGACGCATAAAAGCAATAGCTGCATATCATGGTGTTGTTTTTGAGGTTAAAGATTTTACTGATGTGTCAAAAGAGGAATGTCTTGAACGCAACAAGGATCGCTCTGATGCTGTTCCAGATGAGGTTATTCATCGTATGCATGAACGGTATGTTTTAAAGGATTTTGAACATAGGCCACGTAACCCTTTCCCGCCTAGTCCACGTCAAGGATAGAGAGGATTAAAAAGATGCCTGATGAATTGGTAGATTTCAAAGTTGAACGGCCTGATTGTCATCATATGCAGACGATCTTTGCACGGCCTCAGCAATCTATTGCTGACTACAATGCTCGGCTTGTCCCTGAGTTACGTGAGGCTATTCAGCAACCTTGCGAGCAGTGTGAGCAAGAGAAATTGGAAAAGGCAAGAAAGAAACTTGAGCAAGAGATGAGGACAAAGAAATGACAGAAGGAATAGGGCAAGATAGTGTAACGACTATCATTGTAGATAGTGCTTTCTTTGAGCATTTGTTGAATTGTATGTGCAATCAGAAGTATTTGCCCACATTAGATAGACCTATGTCAGAAAGAGAAAAGAAAGATCAAGATATTATTGATGTTGCATATCATAAAGCGAGAGAATTGCAATCTCAAAATAAGCGCAATGCTACACCTCTTGAGGTTATTGATCTAAGGCTTCATCGCCTTGAAAATCAGTTGGCTTGTTTGATAGATGATAATCGCCCTAAATCTACCTTGCAAGGTGAGAAATGACACCTGAAGATCTTGCCAAGCTTTTATTTGAGATAGGACATCAAGTGGCATCGAATGTGGATGGTGTTGAGTTTTTAATTATTTGGGAGCAAATGCCAGATGAGGCGAAAGCTTTCAAAATTGCAGTAGCAACAGAGCTTCTAAATCGATATGTGCTTGTCCCTGTAGATAAATTTGATGTATCAATGTTACGTTGACTTGACAAGAGATAGGAAGGAAGTTATAGTAATGGGAGATGACCCCATAACTCCACCAGGAAGCGCGACGCCTCCGAATGGAACATCACCCGCGACGGGTACAGGTTCAAGTGGCGCGACGCCTACGAAGCCATCAGTTGAGGAATTGCAAGCTCGACTTGCAGAGGTAGAGCGGCATTTAGCTAACAAGACTGAAGAAGCTGCTAGGCACGGAAAAAATCATTCCACTGCTGAAAAGGAATTGGCAGCATACAAAGAGAAAGAGCGTTTAGCTCAGGAAGCTGATCTTTCAGCGATTGAAAAATCAAAGAAAGATGTTGAAACAGCAAGAGCAGCAACATTAGCAGTGGAAGCACAAATGCAGCAGTTGAGACAACAGCTTATTATGGCAGAAGTGAAACTTGCAGCAAAATCGATGGATTTTCTTAATCCTGAGATTGCAGCAAAGGTGATTGAGCTTGAGTTTGATGAGAAGACTGGAATGCCAACCAATGTGACAAAGGCTCTTGAAGATCTCGCAAAGTCCAATCCATTCTTACTCAAACCCAAAGACGAGCAACTTTCTGAACAGCAAACGACACCTGCTCAAACTGCCAATAATCAGAGACCACCTGCTACACCTGTAGGCAATCCAGGTCGCTCGTCAATCTCAGCACCTAATACACTTCAACCTGGGAAGAAAGTAACGTTTAACGAGGCATATGGCCCTCGTCCAGGTAGACCACAATAGTTTCTTCATGAATACCCGCGACGGGTAGAATTGAAAGCCTGCGATAGGCACTCATTAACTTCAGGTAGCGCGATGCTCCCAGAAGCATTTTTACTTGAAAAGTAAATGGGAGCCGTCGTATGGCAATTGACTCCAATGCGTATAGTCTAGCAGACTACGCATTAAATAGTAACTCACCGATGGTACGTGCCATTGGGTACTCTCTTATTGAGAGTGATAACGTCCTCCAAGATATGCCTATTCTGACGCAAGCGACGATGATCGCGAATGGTGTGCGTTTTGAAGGTAATCTTCCCTCAGTAAACTGGGCTCCACTTAACTCTGAAGGTGTTGTTACAAAGGGTACTCCAACTCCTTATGCAGAGCAAGTGTTTGTTATTCGTAACTATATCGATGTAGATAAGCTCTATGTTGAAGATGTTAACTCCATAGTTGATCCTCGTGCTTCTCAGACTGAAGCGTACATGAAGGCATATACCTACGAAATGAACGATAAGTTCTTTAATAATGATCATATCGTAGGAAATGTACATGCTCCAGTCGGTATTAGATTTAGAATTACGAATGGTGGTGTGTTTGGAGTACGGCCTGAGAACTTGATTAACTCTTCATCTTTGGATCTTACACAAGCGACATTGCTTACTACTCCTGGCAATGGTAACAAACTTCTCGAATTTCTTGATCAGCTTCTCTGGTCGGTAGACTCTCCAACAGGTGCAGGCGTCATACTTTACATGAACGAGGTTGCACGGCGTCGATTTGCATTTGCTATTCGTCAATTAGGTGCTACTGGTGGTTTTGATACAACGCGTGATCAGTTTGATCGTGTTGTTGATATGTATAAAGCAGCAGTGATTAGAGATCCTGGTTATAAAGCTGATCAGTTAACACGCATTATACCGAATACGGAAAATTCAGATGGTACTTCAGGTTCTTCTACTTACACTTCTGTTTATGCAGTCAATTATTCTGCTGATCATATGCATGCTTGGCAATTTAGTGAAATAAGCGCTCGTAATCTAGGGCTTTTGAATAACGATGTGATTTACAGAACAAGCATATCATGGGCTGTTGGGTTTATGAATAACAGTACACGTTCTATTGGGCGTTTGTATGGACTGAAGATGTCCTAGCTTGAAAGGAGAAAACACATGCCAATTGATGCTAATCTTGTCCTACAGGCTAGTACGACAAAAACGGCTACTTTTAACGGTGCTGCATTCATCTTGCCAGGTGGTACACCACGTAGGGGACTTGTAGCACGCGTGATATATTCTGCTACTCAGCAAGCATCAGGAAGTGGAGTATGGACCTTTAGTATAGACGTATGCTACGATGGAGTCCCAACTACATGGTTTTCTGATTTCTTAGCACCTCCTATTACTCTTACCGCTAGTGCTCAAAGTGGTGAAATCTTTATACCATTTAGTATTTCACCTACTAGTGTTGCTAATGGAACGCAAATTCGTCTTTCTGCAATTCTTTCTGGATCTCCAACTACACCTACTACTACATATAGGGGTGACTTGGTAGTAGGGAGGCCATAAATGCCAGTTGATTCGCAGTATGCGGTTGTTCCTGCTGGTGTTGGCAATACGGTTGTTTCTGCAAAGCCAGGGACACGTCTTGGCAAGGTTGAAGTGATTGGACCAGTTGGAGCGGGAACGGTAACGCTTTATGACAATGCGACAACAAATAGTGGTCCTATCCTGTTTGTTGTTCCTGTATCGGCTCCAATTGGTGCTGAGTATCCAGTGGAGGTTGAAGTGATTAATGGCATTGTTGCAACTGGAAGCTCTGGTAGCCCTAGCGTTAATGTCACTTATAGCACGTAGAAAATGAGGAAGTATGGCAGCAAGATCAACGATGTTACCGTTAATAGCAAGTATTCGCGTGTTAATTAATGATTTGTTGCCTATTGGGAGTGGTCAGATCTTCTCAGATCAAACAATTCAAGATGTATTAGATGAGAGTCGGCTTGATGTGATAAATGGCTCTCTTGTTCCTAAAGAGACATATTCAGTGAGTGGACTACAATACTTGGATTACTACAGTGATTTAGGTGGATGGGAAGATGGAATGGTACTCAAGCAGTACCTCAGTGTTGTTGTTACTCCAAGTGCAATTGAGCCTATTGCAGGACATTTTCAATTTGCCGCTAATGTATATCCTCCAGTTTTTATTACTGGACATTTGTTTGATCGGTACAGAGCAGCAGCAGACTTGCTAGAGCGGCTAACAGCTCAGTGGGTCCTCTCGTATTCAATGACCGTTGACGGTCAAAGCTTACAGCGCAATCAAGCAACACGGTCAATATTGTTATTAGCCAAGCAGTATCGAATGAAGCAGAGACCGCGTACTATCACGATGAAACGTGGTGATTTGGCTGGTAGTAGTCAGGATAGTAGTTTAAGTCTTGAGCCGAGGAATATCGACTACTATAGTTCGGGTTCCAAGCAAGGATAAGTGTACATGAATCTAATATCGACTATTGAACTGAATAAAATACGTTCAGATGCTTATAGAGTGGTATTTGATAAAACATGCAAGATTAGTCGTGATAATCAAGTATTTGATAGTAAAGGTGGTAGTCCTGATAACTATATCGACATTGCAGACAATATACCGTGCGCAATGGTTGGATTGTCGATGCCAGTACAGCAAATGCTTGCAGGTCAAAATGTTGGTATAGATGCAAGGACATTGCATACGCCATTTGGAACGGACATCATGGTAAATGATGAAGTAACAATTAACAATGTGGTTTACCGTGTGCTTGCTCCATATGGAGAAAAGACGATACAGATATTTACGAGCGTGATCATACAAAGGAAGACAATGGCATGATAGTAAATAATCAAGAAACGAACATAGATGATAATGTCTTCTATGTTGATGGTGAAGGTCAAATACATGAAGCGGTTATTAGGGATGTAGAAGAGCGGGATGGATTGTCTTATGCTGATTTAGAAGTAGATGGAAAGATTGTGATGAATGTCCCTCACAACACCAGTCCTGAGCGGCATTCCTGG